TTGATTTTATATTGTGTATCTGTTTGTTTGAATTTCATGCCCACCTCAACAAAAACCAAGATTTCTTTGCGTCTGATTCAAATGAAAATGTTTTAGTATACCTACTATAACACGCTCCATATTCTTTTGTCAACCATTCATTGATTGACATATCAGATTCCCAATGAATATTGTCGTAATAGTAATCAACAATTTTTTGATACAATGAAAGATTATCAGCCATTATTTTTTCAACTCATCCCAAACTAATTTCTTAGCACGGGTATCAAGTTCATCCTGCTCTAACTTATACATACCCGGAGCCATTAGTTCAATCCATTTATAAACTTCATCTTTACCTTTCTCAGTAAGATGACAATATTTGACACCATGTTCGCTGTAATAGTACAATTCTTTATTCTTAAGAATTTCAAAGAGACCAGCGTATACTTGATTAGGTAGTACTTTGCTCATGTAATATACCCTCATACGGACGGTTAAGCCATTTACTATAAGTTTCAGCATTGTCAGATATTTTTTGAAGTTCATATTTACCACAAAATTTCATAAAGTGAATACCAACTTGAGGAGTAGTTGTAGTTCTAACTCCAGTCTTAATAACATTGTCAACATTAGTCTTTACCCAATCAGGCTGACAAGTTAAATCAATCAACATGCGGTTGCGTTCATAATCATCTTTAACACGGTGCTCAACATCTTCGTGGTCTAACCAGCGTTGCAGCATCATATTGTTCCAATGAAATCCTTGCTTGTTTCTATCCTCGTATGCCTCTAGTAACCCAACTTTGTTTTTTGTACCTTTTTCACGCACACCTGGGTAGGCACTGAATACATTGTCACTTGAATCACCGCGCATACATTTTTTAAAAAGTAACCATTGTGGATCTTCTAAGAGTTTAGGTTCTTTAGTTTTCTTATCAACGATTAACCTACCTTTATCGTCAAAGTATCCATCCGGGGTAATAAGTTGATTGGTGATTCCATTGTACTGATGTACATTATTTGAAATGCACTGGATATAATCGCCATCGCTACTAATAATATAAATTTTATCATGTGGGTGTAAGTGTATAAATCTTGCTATCAAATCGTCAGCCTCTGCTTGTGGTTCACGCAGTACACTAACATTTGTTTTTTCTTTTAAGAAAGTTGTAAACTTTTCATAAGTATCCCAGAAAAGTTTATTCTCCTCGACCTCTTCTACAGTTTGACTATGTTCATCAACAATACGGTTACGCTTATATGGCTTGTATACATCTTTGCGCCAGCTACGTCCCTCCAAGCAAAACACTACATGGTCAATATTAAATTTGCGTACTACCTGATTAACACTTGCTAGTGTTAAATGCAATGCCATGCCCACTTTCTCCCATGGGTCACTATTTCTACTTGCGACATGCCTAGCACGAAAAAATGTGTTAGCACTATCAATCAAAGCATAGTTCATCTGTATCCTTCTTATATAGTTGAATAATATGCGTATATTATACGACTATTTACATTTAATGTCAACATTATTTTTTGGTAAATACCCATAAATCTTCAAAGTTACCATTTCTCGTCTTTTTGGCTTGTCTAGTACCCGAAATAGCACTCCATTGTACACGATAATGTTTTAAAAATGATAAATGTTTACTAACCACATCACGCATATCCTCGCTTATTGTAGTCATTTGTTTTTGTCTGTTTACATAATTACTAATTACAAAACCAAACTTAGCTCCTGGTTTCATAACCTTTACACATAATTTAACTGTTTCCTCCCAGTATCCTTGTAACCAAGTATTATAGTCAGGGAAACTATCAAAACTTTGGTCATCACTTGGGTATAGTTCTAAATCAAAATAGGGAGGGCTTAGTAATACTGCATCAACACTCTCTTTGTATTTTTGACCAAAGTTATGTTTACTGTCTAATTGTTCACTAGGGCATAGATATAAATCAACATTTTTTTCACCCATAGCAAATAAACTATTATCACAAAACTTTTTATATTCATCATGTAATAGTTTACCATTTTCAACAACATCTGGTATTACATCAGTTGCAATAAAATTCTTAAAATTGCTATTATAGAAAGCAATCTGATAACTATTCCATCCCATCACAGGAGCAAATAGTGTTTCACCTGTAAACACTTCGCTAAGTATACCTTTATAAGTAGATGGATTAAAGATACTAGCGCGGTTAGCACCAATCATAAAGTCTAACCAAAACTGACTACTATCACCATTGTAATTACATATATGGTCAAAGAAGGCAGGTCCTACTAAACTGTTCCTTAACTTAAATTCTTCAAACATAACACGCATTAACCCAAATGTGTATTCGCTATCATTCACATATAGTTTCTTTGTATTATAAAAATCTACAAAATTAATGTTTTTGCAAATCTTTCCATACTTACTATTTGTCCTACCGGCAAATACATCATTATTAAGAATGTTTGCGTATGGGATTTTGAAGTAATAATCCACCGATTCGTTTAGTTTACCATAACGGTTAAACCAAGAAAGTAATGTAGCCTCTCTGTCTGTTACAAGTATTTTATAAAGGTTCTGTTTGTATAAGTTTAATCTTTGTTTGCGATTATCTTTTTTACTTACGCGGTTAACAAAGGTATCCAAGTCACTTCTTACTACAAATGAACCTGATCTATCCATAACATCTAATACGCAAACCATATTACAGAATTGCTGAAAAGATACTGTGGGTAAGTTGAACTGATTTAAAAAGTCTTGTTCGTTAAAAATTAAATTTTTTGCCATTAAATGATCCTATCACAAAAAACATACATAGTCAATTTGTATGGTCACGTATTTATGCCTTAGTCTTTGAACACCTTACAATTGTCAATAGTTGTTTTTGTGGTAAATGTGCAATCATCTAAAATCTTAATCTCGCTTATTACAATAACATCATGCTTTTGTGTATAACCAAGTTGTTTGTTTTTGTTTTCCCAATTCTGTCTTTCATTCATTAAATGACTAAGCACCACATTACGATTTGATTCACTACTAATATCATAAATCCGTAGTATACTAAGGTCTGTTTCACTACGGGCTACGAAAATATAACGAGGATGATCTATTGACCCCATAGCATGAAATTGGAAACTTGCGTCTTTATTATAACCTTTGCGTGATTTTCCCGTACTAGTAAATGGACTAGGATTTACTCTTGATGCCTTTTGTTCAATAAGAACATCACCGGATTTTGCATCTTCACCATTCCTAGCAAAATTAATGTTAAAATCATTATCATATTGAGTAACAATTTTATAAATTGCAATAGAACTTAGTGCATCGGTATCAAGCGGATCGACCTCAAATTCTTCGAACATTTTGGCTCGAATTTCATAGATTTGTTTACGGTACAAATCCATTTTTTCAATCTGACTTTTACTAAAATACTTGCTTGACATTTGATACTCCTTTGTGTGCAAACAGTTACTATTATAGCACCAAACAGGCAGTTTGTCAATAGATTATTTTGTAATACTTTTAACTTACTTCAGTACGACCGTTACCTAGGTCTCTTGTTTGAATAGTACGCATGTCCCTGTTTGTTGGATCTGCTTGTACCTGCTCGTATACTTCCAGAGCAATATTGCGGCAGACTACTTGAAACCACCGATCGGCAATGATATCGTCTGTATCTGTATCTTTTTGTTTGTAGCCTGCTTTTATTAAATTGATAATGAACTTATCATTCCAATCAAGTTCAAAACTACCATTATGCATATCATTAGGATCTATGTCTACTTTTGTAATCGCAACATAAGGTTCACCGGCTAATGTGGCTTTTTCTTTTTCACTAACAGTTGGTTGTGGTTTAGGTTCTTTAGGTTTGCGAGGTTTCTTTGGCTTAGGTTCTGCCTTAGCTATTGGCTCTACTACAGGTTCGGGTTTAGTGAAAATAGATTTTAATTTATTAAGCATACTATTTTATTTACTGAATATATAGATACCCTCAAATTTTTCTCTACCTTCATTACGAAAGTTCCCCACACCAGGTCTAGTATTCAACATCATCTTAATCATCTTATGATACTTAAAGCCTAAACTCTCAGCAGTTTTAATCCATCTATCTACTACAAAGAACTCGCCACCGACCCCATTGTAGTCAGCAATATTTGTAGCAAATAATCCATCATCATTCAACCCATTATATATATTACGCATGGTTGGGGTTACATAACCATCAAACCATTCATCTAATGTATTATAACGGTTCATACATTGTGTGGGTTCATCACAATATTTTTCTAAGTTAAAATAAGGGGGACTACTAAATGCCAAATCAATATTTTCTGGTTGATATTCTTCACTTACTGTATTGTATAACTCTACATTATTATCACAAAATTTCTTTAGGTAATTAAGATACTTAAATGTTTCTGTGTTCGGATCTATACCTATATATGTATATCGCATATTACTAAGACTTGTACCTAACATGCGTCCACCATATCCTGAACTATAATCATAAACACGACCAAACATTGTTGAACATAAGTGTTCAATTATACTTCTTGCGTTTAATGATTTAAAGTTTTGTATGTTCTCACCAGTTACTAATTCTAGTGCAGTTCTAAGTAGTGTAGGATATACTAATCTTGCGCCACCACTACGGTGCTCAAAACAAATACGGATAGCTCTATCAAGTTTTGTATCATTCAAAAATCTATCACGCAAACTATTACCAGTACGACCTTTTGGTAATGCAGTTAACATATTAGGAAATAAAAACCTATTAATTGTTTGTCCGCCGTTGTTGCCTAACGGTAATATATCTTTACTAATCTTATTGTAACTTCTATCTTTTAATGTATTAACTTCATCAATCAAACCTTGCTCTGTATAATAATACATAGGAACAAGGTTTATGCTACGGTACAATTGTAATATTTCTTTGCGTACACCTTCTGGGTCTTTACGATAAACATCTTCAGTAAATTTATCAAATTCAGGGTATAGGCTTTCATATCCTGTGAATTTATCACCGTGTATATGTTCAGGCTTTATACCCCAAATTTTATAAAGTTCATCTATCACTTACAATATTTTTCGTAGAAAGCAAAACTTGCAAGATTTTTGGCTTTTGATTCGCACATGATATCAAACTTACCATTAAAACTTGAAGCCCATTTGTTTACTGCATCATTCCAGTAGTAATCACTATGAGCACGGAGTTTTTGTTTGTTATGACCTTCACTAAGCAATTGTGTGTGATTGGGTCTACTGTTAGAATCATGGTCAACTAGTATATCTTCCCTACTAACGCTATAATGGAGAGTTGGGCGCACACCACGCCAGCTATCAATAACACGCTTAACCCTATCGTCTGACGGGTCGATGTATTCTCCGCTGTTGATCCAATGATGATGTATGTCCAGAACAATAGGCACCAAATCGGAAAGCTGTAAACAAGTATCCAACCCATGACTCATCTCCTCGTTTTCGATAGTTAGACTATTGCGAGCCTCGGGACTTAGACGGGTATACGCCTTGCGAATACCATCCGGTCCTTGACGACCACTGATATGTACATTGATTTTAATGTCCTGAAAGTTTTGACCATAACCCATCCAGCGAGCCATGTCAGTATGATATTCAAATTCATCAATGCTTTTATTAACTACTTCTTCACGGTCACTAGCAAGTACGACAAATTGGTCTGGATGAAAACTAATACGAACATCATTTTGTCGTGCAGTCTCACCGATTGGTTTCATCCATTGTTCTAAGCATTTTTGTACATCTGTAGATTTCCAGAAATACTGATATTCATCCATTGTATAAAATGAAAACATATCACTAGTTAATCGCAACATACGCAATTCATTAGGTAGTGTTGCTACTTTTTTAACGAGTGCATGGGTGTTAAGAATATTTTTCTTAGCGACCTCAATAAGTTTATCCTCAACTATTGTTTTAGATTTTTGTCGTTTTGCCCATGCGTGAGTAGTACCGCCTGTATTGAGTCCCTCAGTACTGGCAATCTCGCCTTTTTTATTAATCTCTGCCCATTTGCAAGCAAAGCCGACACGCTTGATATTTTGATTGAATGTAGTCATGTAGTGATTGTATCATTTTTTTTAATTTTTAGCAAGTCCTCTATTGTATAAAGGGTTTTCATATATGGGCTAACATCTTCTAGTACACTAACTGCTAAGTCTCCTTGTCTACGAGGACCATAATTAATACTAAAATCTACATCATTTACTTTACAAAACAAGTTAACCATTTCTTTAACTGTATAGCCCACGCCGTGACCCAAACATTCTATCTTATTACTTGGTTCGGTTATTGCTTGCTTTATTGCCTCACAAATTTCCATAACATGTACATAGTCTCTGATACAAGTACCGTCAGTAGAGATCGGAAGAGCACACGTCTGAACTCCTCTTTCCCTACACGACGCTCTTCCGATCTATAGCCCACGCCGTGACCCAAACATTCTATCTTATTACTTGGTTCGGTTATTGCTTGCTTTATTGCCTCACAAATTTCCATAACATGTACATAGTCTCTGATACAAGTACCGTCAGTAG